TATCTGGGTAGTCCGAATGGAATGATGCCCCATCATCTTGCTGATGGTTTCTATCGGAACTCCGTTGCTCAGGCAAATCAAGGTCGCGAAACTGTGCCGGGCCTGGTAGAATGTCAAATGACACCCTAAATCACATTGTTCGGCTATAATTTTGAGGCTTCTGCACAGATTGCATGTCTGAGGAACGAAAAACAACTTTCCGTCCTTTCCTTCACCCTTGTATTTCTCAATGATGCGGAGAGGGATGTCAAGAAGTTTGATATGGCACTCCGCTTTGGTTTTCTGCCGTGCGATGTGAATCCATTTGGAACCGTCTTCCTTCGTGATGATGTTGTCTTCCGTCAGATTCGCCAAGTCAGCCCTTCCGATGCCCGTAAATACCGAAAAGATAAACAGGTCGCGTGTGTGGCACAGGCGGTAGGTGGGTAGTCGGGCATTGAGCAGTTTTTCAAACTGTTCCCTGTCCAAATGGCGATGGTTTACAGGCACCTTCTCTACCTTATGCCCAGCGAAAGGGTCACGTTTCAGTATATGCCTCTTCAACGCCAACCGTGTCATCTTGTGCAGCAGGATAAGATAGTCATTGTAGGCGGACACTTTTAACCGCAGTACGGTAGAGAAATAGAATGTGAGGTCGGTCATGAACTTCATCGTCAGCGAACGAAGCGGAATATCCTCCAAGTCATACTTGTATCTCAGAAAGTTGTATATATGCTTGCGCGTGGTCAGATAGCGGATATAGGTATGCCTTGTCCGGTCAATGCCCACACGTCTGGCGTATTCTTCATTGTGCTCGTCAAACAGGGATAGCAATGTCTCTTTGACATCGGATTTTCCAGTGACGGCGTTCTTGATGATTTCGGATGAGACGAAACCATAAGAGTCCACGTTCTTCCTGTAGGCGGATTTCGCTTTTCCCTCCAACGTCTCCAGCAATGAGTTCAGCCTGTTCAACTCATTTCTTTTTTCGCCGGTGATGTTTCCGGTCTTGCGCCCGTCCGTGAATGCCTTTCCCGCTTTTGCGTCCCATAGGTCAGGCTCTATTTCCAGTCCGGTGGAATACTGGCTTATCTTCCCGTCAAGGGTGACACGCCCCATAATCGGGCATCTGCCGTTTTTCTTTGTCTTCTGGCGGTTGATGTAGAACAACAGTTTGAATGTGCTTCGCATGGCTTATCCCTCCATTATTTTAGTTATGTACTCCCGTTGCTTCACGCTCGGATTGACTTTCCGCCGACTGTAGTCTTTCAGAATCGGTGACGGGGCGGTGTCGATGTCCGACAAGGAGAACTTGCCCCCGATAACATCTTTCAGGCAATCCACATCCCTGTCTATCTTGTCCTGGGTGACTTTCGCATACCGCTGCGTGGTGGTGATATGCCGATGCCCCATGATTTTGCTGACGGTTTCTATCGGAATCCCCTGTGATAGGCAGATGATGCTTCCGAAGGTGTGACGTGCCTGGTGAAATGAGATTGGACGGTTGATGCCGCACATCACGGACATCTTTTTCAGATGTCTGTTCATGCTCTCCTTGGTCAGCATCGGAAGGAGTTTTCCGTTGTCGTCCATGCCCTTGTACTTTTCGATGATACTCAAGGGAATCTCCATCAGCCTCACACATTCGGGTGTCCCCGTCTTTTGTCTTTCCGTATGAATCCACATACTGCCGTCATCGGCTTTCACCAGATTGGCGGTTGTCAGGCTTCTCATGTCGCAATAGCAGATCCCCGTCCAGCACGAGAACAGAAACATATCCCTTGTGAAATTGCGATTGGGAGTGTCATAGGTCGTGTTTGAAAACAGGTCAAGCTCGTCTTCCGTCAGGTACATCTGTTTGAAAGCGGGTTTCTGTGGGGCATAGCCTTTGAACGGACTGAAAGGAACGATGCCACGGAACACGGCAAGCATCATCACGCTTTTCAGGCGGTTGACATGTCCGAGTATGGTTCTGGGCATGAAACGTCTTGTCGTGCGCATATACATGTCAAACGCCTCGATAAAACTCTCATCCAACTGCTTGACGGGCATATCCGACACATGGTATTTCTCTTCCAGGAATGCACCGAGTATCCGGCAGGTGTTCCGGTACTGGTAAAATGTGTTTACCGCCCTATTCACCCCTACACGCAGGGCATAGTCACTGTTATGTTCCGCATAGAGTTTCATGATGGTGTCCTGTGTTTCAGCCAGACCTTGGAACACGTTTCTGACTTCCTCTGCCGTCACGACATCTTGGATGTCGGAAAGTTCATTGAACCGTTTCTGCAGTAACAGCAGTACCCTTTCAATCTCCCTGTTTGCCATTGTCGCCACCTTGCTTTTGCCCGTACAACGTTGGGCAGTGGCATTCCACAACCGCACTTCAATTTTGAACTTGCACGCGAATTGTGCGATGGAATTGACCCTTCCTTTGACGGATATTCTTCCCATGAGTGGAGAAAAGCCGTCCTTGTCCTGTCCGCTGCGCTTGATGTAGAGCAGCACTTTCATTTCAGTTTTCATGTGTTACCTTTTTTTGATTGCAATATTACTCATACTTCGCCTGTTGAACGGTATGAGAATCAGGCAGAACGGTGCAATCAAAACCGGATGGGATAAATCTGCCGGGTAAAGGGATATTCCCGGATGGAAAATCCTTTCCGATGACAGCTTAATCCCTGATTGACTGCACTTAGATGAAATGAAAACAGGTAATGACTTGGTAGCTGAACAGGTTCATTATTCCACCTGTCTTTGCAGTTTGTCCAACTGTGCAAACCAACGCAATTTGGCTGTATTACAACGAATTGTCATTTATTTGCTGTATTCTTCTCTTGGCTGCATTGATAGTTTTCTATCGCTTCACCGGCATGGCTTTTGCGGATGTCCAGCAACTTAGCAAGGAGCATCTTGTAAGGGATAATGAGGATAATCTATGGATTCGGAATGCCTGCCAAAAAATAAAACAGATG